CGTCGGGCTGACGCTGGCGCTGGAAGATGGTGTATCAGCGGGTATCGAGACGATCCGCCGCGAGTTGGGTGCGCTGGATCAAGCGATTGTTGCGTCGACCGCCAACTTGGTTCGCCTGCAAGAAGTGGCTCGCGGGGCGGTGAACGCAGGAGTGGCGCAGGCTGGCGCCATGGCGGCGCTGACGCGGGAATCGGCCGCAGCGGCAGCGCGGCAAGCGGCAGTGCCACCACGGACGCCGGTTGTGACCATGCCGGATGCAGCCTCCGCAGGTCCGGCGGCGCAAACCGGAACGCAGGACGCAGCGATTGCGACCCCGCCGCGGGCCTCAATGGCGGCCACCACCCAAGACGACGGCGAGGCGGCCCCCGCCGCACCTGTCATGAGGGCGAGCGCCGAGCCTTCCCCGCAGACACCGAAGACTTCCAGCGCTGCCGTTGTAGGCGCGCCAGTCCAAGGCTTGGCCGCTGGGATAGCCCAAGCGGCTGCACCGATAACGGTTGCACCGGCGGCCGCGTTCGAGCAGCCGGTGCGGGCGCGGCCGATTGCGGCCGAGCCCCCGGTTTCGATGGTGCCTTCGCCAGCGATTCGTGAGCCATCCGCGCCGCCGGCGCCTATGCCGACGTCGCTGACAATGATCGAACCGCCGGCACCACCGACTGCGCCACCACCATCGATCGGGATAGCGGCAATGCCGGTGGCGCTGCCGGTCGCATCTGAGAGAAGGCAGTCTGATCAAGCTGCGGCACCCGTGACGCGGATTGAAACCGCGGCCCCGGCGGCTTTCTTCGAAGCACCTCGACAGCCCGACATGACACCGGCGCCGAGCATGGCGCCGCCGCCCCGTGGCTCGCCAATGCCGCCGACGACCGAGCCGTCGCGTCGGCCGCCTCATCGGGAGCATGCTGCATCGGTGGCGCCCCGGCAGGCGACCGACCGCCACCGGGAGCAGGCGATGTCGGGGACAATCGTGATCGACGGTACGGAGTTGGGCCGCTGGATGGCCGACTATCTTGCCCATGCCGCTAGCCGGCCGCCGAGTGGTGGGGTCGGATTTGATCCGCGCATGACGCCGGTCTGGGCGGGTGCGCCGATCGGAGCGTGAGAGCAGTGCACATGTTCGGCGTGACCAGGGGCCGCCGTATCTGCAGGAGGACGGGCCATGTCTGATTCAGCCGTTGTTCTCGGCCCGGTGGTCCTTGACAATTTCGAGGTGGTGTCCGGGATCACCTTTGGGGGTACCCAGCGGCTGGTTGTTCATGACCTGCCGGGTGGCCGGCGCGTTGTGGACGCGCTGGGACGCCAGGATGCAGCGATCACGTTCCAGGGTTTTTTCTCGGGAACGGACGCGACCGAACGAGCTCGGCTTGTAGATGAGCTAAGAGCGGCCGGTGGGGTTTTATCGCTTTCCTGGGACGTGTTCATCTATTCGGTCATTATCCGAAGCTTTGCTGCTGACTTCCGATGCAGCTGGTGGATACCGTACCGCGTTGAATGCCTGGTATTGCGAGATGACGCGGCGGCGCTTATCGAGGCCGCGATTGATCTGGGGACGAGTGTGCTGGATGACCTGGGCTCGGCGGCCGGGTTTGGTTTGCCGCCATCGGTCAGCCTAAAAGCGGCGCAGACCTATGCTGCGGCATCCGGCGCCGCCGTTGCGGGTACGACGTCCTACAACACCGCGCTGGGCAGCTTGACCCAGGCGAACCTTGGCATTTCCGGTGCCATCACGGCGACAGGCAATCAGATTGACGCCGGAACGCTGTTCGGCTCGGCCACCGCGAGAACCGGAATCAATTCGCTGAACGCGATGGCTAGTACGACCGGGGTTCTTTCAGCCCTAACCGCGGCTTCAGGCTATACCGGGCGCGCGCTTCTGAATCTAACAAACGCAAGCACGTAGGCGCAGTGATGCAGACCGTAACGGTGGCTGGTGGCAATCTATTTCAGATTGCCGCTCAGCAGCTAGGTGATGCGACGCAATGGATACGGATCGCGCAGTTGAATAAAATCAGCGATCCTGTGCTGCTTGGTGTCACCACGCTGCTGATCCCGATGGTCAACCCGCAGGCTGGGGGCGGGATTGTTAGCCAGTGACATCCTAACGCCGGCGCGCCAGCCGAGCCTGCTGATCGTTGCCAATGGCGTGCCACTGAACGGTAGCAGTAGCGCTCAGGTTATTTCGACCAACTACCTGAGCGCCGACCGTTTTACGGCCGAGGTCGCACTGGGAGCGGATCCCGGCTTCGATGCGGCGTTTTGGGCGAACGAGGCTGATATCTCGGTTGACATACGTGTGAGCGCCGACGGTTTGTCGGCGCCGCAGAGCCTGCTGCAAGGCACCGTGGATCTGGTCACGATCGAGCCGCTCCGCGGCCTGGTTGTCATCGAAGGACGTGACTTGACCGCCCGACTCATTCAGGCCCGAACGCAGGAGATTTTTGCCAACCGAACATCGAGCGAGATCGCCACCATCCTGGCGCAACGGGCGGGTCTGACGCCCGTGGTAACTGACACCACCACGTTGGTTGGCCGCTACTACCAGGATCAGCACGAGCGGATCACGCTCGACCAGTTCAGCAGGACGACGACCGATTGGGACCTGCTGGTATTGCTCGCGAAGCAGGAGGCGTTCGACGTCTTTGTGCAGGCTGACAATCTATACTTTCAGCCTCCCGCCTCTGACGGCTTGGCTTCGATCGTGCTGGATGTAGCCGATTTGGAGGCGTTGCGCCTGGATCGCGAGCTGACTTTGGCTGGGCCGATTACAGTCTCGGTGAAGAGCTGGAACACTACGCAGCAAACCGTGGTGACCAGTACCGCTAGCAACGCGACGGCAGGCGGATCGACGACACCCCAAAATTACGTCGTGGTGCAGCCCAATCTGACCGATAGCCAAGCCAGCCAGCTCGCACAACTCAAACTTAACGAATTGCTTGCTCACGAGCGTAGAGTCACTGCCAGGATGGCAGGAGAGCTGACGATCTTTCCCCGCGCCCAGGTGCAGTTGCAGGGCACCGGCACTGCCTTCGACCAAGTCTACATGGTCGACGAGGTGACCCGGCGGCTCAGTTTCGCGCATGGTTTTGCGCAGACCGTGCGTATGCGAAGCGCCAGTGAGTCCGGCTCATCCAGTCCGGGGAGCCTCACGGCGACAAGCATTTACGCTTGAGGTGCTGCGGAAACCACCAAAACGGGCCTCAGGAACACAGTGGTGATGCAGCAGCTTCTAAATGCACTCAAGGCGCAGGCCGGTGCCTTGGACCTGGGTGCGGCCCAGCCGCGGCTGGCGCTCGTCACATCCGTCGATCCGAGCACTGCGACTGCACGGGTGACGCTGCAGCCCGAGGGGGTTTTGAGCGGCTGGCTGCCGGTACTGACACCCTGGGCGGGCAACGGCTGGGGGCTCGTCTGCCTGCCAAGCCCGGGCGCCCAAGTGTTGGTGATCGCGCAGGAAGGTCACGCCGATCACGGTATGATCATTGGAGCGGCCTTCAGTGCAACGGCGACCCCCCCGGCGGCACCAGCCGGCGAATTCTGGCTGGTGCATCAGTCGGGCAGCTACATCAAGCTTATAGCAGACGGTACGATACAGATTAACGGCGATCTACATGTTGCTGGTGATGTGTACGATAGCCATGGTTCGCTCAACCGCTTGCGGCAGCACTACGACGTGCATGTGCACCCCGGTGTGAGCGGTCCACCGAACCCGCAGGATTAGGTGAATGGGGGATCTTTCACATCAATGGGGGTCTGACCTTGTTGTGGGTCCGACTGGCGATCTGGCTGTCGTCGACGGATCGGTGCTGGGCCAGCAACGCGTTCTGCGACGGCTGCTGACCAACCAGGGCGACTATATATGGCAATTGGCTTATGGCGCCGGGCTGCCGCAGTTCATCGGGCAGCCGGTCAGTTCGGCCCGCATAGCTGCCGTCGTGCGAAGCCAGATTTTCCAGGAGAGCAGCGTCGCCCGCACGCCCGAGCCCGTGATCGAGATCCAGCTTGCACCAGACGGCCTGCCCACCACCGTCTACGTGTATATTCGATATGTCGACGCGCCGAGCGGCCAGACGCAGACGCTTTCCTTTCAGGTAGGAGGCTGACGCGGTGCAGTTGTCATTGCAGAATTTTACCACGTTGGTGCAGAACGCAGCGGCCTCGGTGCAGGCTTCATCGTCGCAACTGCTGGACCTGACAGTCGGTTCTGCGTTGCGAGCGGTGCTGGAGGCAAACGCATCCCTGGGGCTGTGGATGCAATGGCTGATTGTGCAGGTCATGCAGGTGACGCGTGCGGCGACCAGCGTGGGCACGGATCTTGATACCTGGTTGGCCGATTACGGGGTCTCTCGTCTGCCGGCGGTCGCAGCCACGGGAACGGTGACGGTGGGGCGCTACACGGCGCTTGGTAGCGCTGTGGTGCCGTTTGGGGCGGTGGTGCGGACCCAAGACGGCTCGCAGAGTTTTGCGGTGACGACCGACCCGACAGTGCCTGGCTACAATTCGGCCCTCGGCGGATATGTTATGCCGGCCGGCACGTACAGCATCGACGTGCCGGTAGCGGCCCAGACTGCAGGGCAAAGCGGCAACGTGCTGGCGGGTACTATCACTCTGCTGGTCTCGGCGACGCCTGGCCT